CCTACGTATGCCGTATCAGCTACATATGCAGTAAGAGCTATCCAACCACCGCCATTCACATGACGACGTGCAGGTACTGGTCCATTCCCATCATGAAAGTCAAATACTGTCACGAGCTTCTCCTTATTTTTAAAGTATACGCCTATTCAGAAGGTCGGTCAAGAACTATTTTCGCACTTATTTTGCACTTCGGCGCCGAAGGCGCCTCCCTATTCCCATTGGGGAAATAGGGTCTTTCCTACAGCCTTGTTTTTATTGAATTTTTTTCCCCAAAAAAATTCAATGTTTTCAAGGGGTTAGGTTTGGCTGCGAATGAGAGTCATTCTCAATTTTAGAAAGTAATAAAGCCCTGCTTCTGGCAGGGCTTTTATTGTTAGGAGTAAATTCCTTCCTCGATGTTGTCTAGACGTCCGTTTTCTACATCTAGAGCCTGAAAATATCCAGCTTCCCAATCTAGGAAAAGCTGGGTATTTTCCCTGTATGGATTATCTGTAATATCCATACCGTTAAAGTAAGCTTCATATCCTTCATTAAATCTATCCATGTTCATTTCCTTATCCATGTCTAGAATATAAGGCGGGCCTTTATATATGTCTAATCACGTTTTTGTGATCTTCTAAGTCCTTGTTTTTATTGAATTTTTTTGGGGAAAAAAATTCAATGTTTTCAAGGGGTTAGCTTCAGCTGCGAATGCGACTCATTCTCAATCATAGGCAGAAAAACGTCATCCGTTAGGATGACGTTATCTTATAACAGCGGCTGTTAATAGAATTATGAAATAGCTCCATCCGACAAATTTCATGCTTGCCTGTAGGCTCATGTATGGACCTCCACGGTTTCTGGATAAATGGCAACCCATCCTCCTTTGTTTACATCCCAAACGCGGATTACACCAGAAGCTTTCTTAATGTCACGCGAAGAAAATTCCTGTTCCCCAATTATGCAAGGGTCGAGGGTTACACAACGGACCTTAACTGAGCCATCCTTTTTAGTGTGGCTGATAGTGTGGCTTCCGTTCGAGAGAAGAGCTTGGAGGTTCATGTTCATTTCCTTATCCATGTCTAGAATATATGGTGGATTAGATCAGATTGCAAGGGGGATTAGGCTAAAAAGAATGAGATGATAAATAAAAATATGAAGATTGCCGGAATAAGGATCTTCATGCAATGTTCAAAGGTTTCTATTTCATCCATGTTCCTATAAATCCTCGTAGTTGATTGAGGCGTTCCTCGCCTGCATCCCACCCTTCTAGCCATGTCACATAGTTTTCCGTTCCCATCTCGTATGGGTTTTCATCAAAGGGTATTCCAGCTTCCCCAGCTTCCAGCCCTTCCCAGTAGATCAGTTCTAATTCAGTATATTCAATGGCCATGGTAGGCTTATTCCTCATCTTGAGTAACTTTGTAATCTGCATCATCCCATCCGTCGGCCCAAAGGCTTGCAAGATGGGTTCCTTCTTTATAGGGGTTTGCATCCGATGTAAACCCCTTCAGCCTAGCAAAGAAGCCTTCCTCTGTGACCGTAAGAATTTCGTGCTTGGTCATGCCTATCTCCCTATCCATATTCATAATATAGGGTGGGCTAGGATAATATGCAAGAGGGTATGTTATCACGAATTGTTACAGGATTTGAAATAATTTGTTACTTTACTAGAGGGGGGTTAATAGACTATACTATTTGGCGACGCCCGGGACTACCACACACGTAAAACTTTAAGTAAAATCACCCACCTCCTAAAAATTTACCTTGACAAAAACATACCATCAATTTATAATAACTACATGATTACTATACTCCCAGAAAATCTCGAAGTAGCCAATACTTACTTGGAGACCAATTCTATTGAAGAAACCGCAATAAGGCTCCGCATACCCCAAGAAAGGGTAGCAGAAATTATCAATAAGAAGCAGGTAAAAGACTATCTAACCCAAGTTTACCTTGATACTGGGTATAGAAATAGGTTTACACTAGCAAGAGTTCTCGATGAACTTATAGCTCAGAAGCTTCAAGAAGCATCCGATACAGGATTTTATACCAAAGCAGATCTCCTAGAACTTCTTCAGTTTGCCCACAAACTACGCCTCGACGAGGCAAAAATTCAGGGGCCAACTCAGCAAACCAATGTACAGATCAACGAGTTTGGACAAGGTAACTACGGAGAACTAATGAAAAAACTTATAGGACCAATATGAATTTATCAAAAAATTTCACTCTTGAGGAACTTACAAAATCATCTGTAGGAGAAAATATTCCCACAAAGGAAGTTATAAATAACTTACAGCAAGTTGTTACACACATCCTACAGCCTACTAGAGATCATTTTGGACCAGTTAAAGTAAACTCCGGATATAGGTCCCCGGCCGTGAACAAAGCAGTAGGTGGAGCTACTAATAGTCAGCATATGACAGGAAACGCGGTAGACTTTGAAGTACCGGGAGTTCCCAATGCTACAGTGGCTCAATGGATTGTTGATAATTGTCCCTACGATCAGGTTATCCTAGAATTCTACACTGGGGGAAATACTGGGTGGGTGCACGCATCATGGGCCCCTAAACGTCGTTGTAAGCTACTTATAGCGAATAAAGATGGTAAAAAAACAGTATACAGAGAAGTAAGGAGATTCTAAATGCCTTTTCCAACATCCCCTAGTACTGGAGATACACATAACGAAGGTGGAGTTCAATATTTTTGGGATGGCGTAGCGTGGGTTCTAAAAGGACACTCTGGACCTAAAGGTCCTCCCGGTGGTATTATATATACATTTAGTACTGTAACTGTGGATGCCGATCCTGGTCCAGGTATTATGCGATATAATAATTCTACCATAGGGTCAGTAACATACTTATATCTGGATAATGTAGATATTACTAGCACTCTTATGACAGGGTGGTTTACACTCTGGGACGATAGTTCATCCTCTACACGAGGATATCTAACGCTTGTCAATAATAGTAATACTAAATCAACTATTTTTGCTATAACAGGTAACGTAATAGATGGTAGTGGATATTATAAAATTCCAGTATCTTATGTTGCCGGTACTTTACCTACAAATGGACAGCAGCTTAGTATTACATTTTCCAGAAGTGGTGACACCGGCTCTGGGGCTGGATTTCCTACAGGTGGTACTGCTAACCAATTTTTAACTAAAAACAATTCTACAGACTACAATACTGGGTGGACAACATTACAAGGTACGGCTGGTAAAATTTCGGTAAGCGTATCATCGGGGGCAAATGCAACTATTGATGATATAATGGGTCTAACCACTGGTGAACCAACGGGATTTGAAGATCTTTCTAGTACAATATCTTTTAATAATGGAACACGGACGTTTACAATAAGTGGAACATATAATATATGGCAGCAGGGAGTACGTTACTCTAAAAGTGGTTCAGCTTCAGTAACTATTGGAACAACTGCTGGATTATATTATATTTATTATGACACTGCTGCAAACTTACAAGTTCAAACTACATTCTTTACTTTAAGTACTCAAGCTCCAGTAGCCTATGTTTATTGGACTGGATCAACTTGTATCTATTTAGGTGATGAACGTCACGGCATTGTGCTAGATTGGCGTACTCATGAATACTTACATCGTACTCGCGGGGCAGCTTATGCAAGCGGGTTTGCTATATCTAACTTTACGACTACTGGAAGTGGATCTGCTGCTGCTGATGCACAATTAGATCTTAGCGGTGGTACCTTCTTTGATGAAGATATGCGTATTGATATTGTACATAGCAACACACCTACTGCTAACTTTGAACAAGACTTACAAGGTCCTGGGCGATTCCCGGTTATGTATAGAAGTGGTAGTATTTGGACTATTGATGCTGCAACTGATTATCCTGTAAAATATGGTACTAGTAGGATAACGTATAACCTTAATACTGCTGGTTCATGGTCTACTCCCGATGTTAGTAATAATAACTATATTGCTTACTGGTTAGTTGCCACAAATAATATACTTTATCCAGTTATTTCATTGATGGGACAAGCCACTGATAGTAACCTTGAGAAGTTAAAATCGGATGCTACGTGGGCTTCGTTAGATCTTAGCGGATTTCCTTCCTTAGAGTTCCGTCCTTTATATAGAATAATATTCCAAACTGGATCGTATGGTAACGCGGTGAATGGACGCCTAGTTGACGTCTTGGACGTTAGAGCTGGCGAAGTTCGTCAGGTTACCTCTTCTACTACTGGTATTCAAGGTATACAGGGTATACAAGGTATTGCTGGAAGTGGCGGTGGCGGATCTATAAACTTTGACGGAGGAAGTCCTACTAGTACTTATAGTGGAGGGCCTGCATTTGACTGCGGGGGAGTAACATAAATGCCAAATATTCAATTTCAATTTAGACGTGGTACTGCCTCCGAGTGGACCAGTGCTAATACCGTTCTTGCTTCTGGTGAGATGGGTATAGAAACAGATACAAATAAGTTTAAGATAGGTAATGGATCCACTGCTTGGAATTCCTTAGCTTATGGAGGATTACAAGGTACAACTGGAGCGGGTACTCAAGGTATTCAGGGTATACAAGGTTCTAGTGGAGGTGGCGGCGGTAGCCAAGGTACTCAGGGTATACAAGGTACTAGCGGTACAGGTACTCAGGGTATACAAGGTACTACAGGCGATAAAGGTGGAGTGCGGTATGCATTCAGTACTACCACTACTGATACTGATCCTGGTAACGGTATTTTACAGTACAATAGTGCCACAATTTCTAGTGTAACATTTATCTATATTGATAACTTAGATGCTCTTGGGAACTCCCAAACTGCTTGGTACGATACATGGGATGACTCTACAACTACAGCAACTCGTGGTATTGTGACCATTGTTGGTAATCTAGCAGGCAGTACTGTAGTAAACCAATTTATGGTTACAGGTGCTGTTCAGTTAGGGACAGGAAATGCATGGTATAAAATTCCTGTATCTTATATATCTGGATCTTTACCAGCCAATGGAGCTGCATTAACAGTAGATTTTTCTAGAACCGGAAACCAAGGATTACAGGGCACACAGGGTACAACAGGTACAGCAGGATCAGGAATTACAACAGGAAAAGCTATTGCAATGGCAATGGTATTTGGAGGTTAAAATATGGCAGCGCCTAATATTGTAAACGTTGCAACAATTACTGGAAAAACAGCGGTGTTGGCCTTGTCGGCAACAACGCAGACATCACTACTATCTAACGCAGCCGCCTCTAATAAAGTATTAAAAGTCAACTCATTGACTGTTAGTAATGTTAATGCAACTACTTCGGCAGATATAACAGTAGTTTTAAAAAGGTCATCTACAGACTATGCACTAGCTAATACAATTACTGTACCTGCTAAGTCAAGCTTAGTTGTTATCAGTAAACAGAATGCTATTTATCTGGAAGAAGGAGATGCTTTACACTGTACTGCTTCTGTAGCTAACTACTTTCAAGTAGTTTGCTCTTATGAGGATATTTCATGAGTTTTTACAATAATGGTGCTATTATTGGTAAAACTATGGACTACAGAGATAGCTCTAACTCTGGAATATGGGATTTAGAAACTATTAGACAATCAGTACGTATAATTCCAGATTATATAAACTACAGTGGTGGCCAGAGCGGAACTTATGGTCTCACATTTGATAAACCCTCTGGAACCGCACAAGGTGATCTAATGTTTTGCAATGTATTGCTAGAGACAGACACAGTAACGGTTACACCTCCCTCTGGATGGACAAAGTATTCTTCAGAATATAGATTTGGTGCTACTGGGCAGCGGCAAACATATCAAAGTTTTTATAAAATAGCTGGAGGTAGTGAGCCTACTACTTATACTTTTTCACATAGTGCTGGTAGTGGCTTATTTGAGAGCCCAATCTGCGTTAGAATTGGCCTTAATACTTTTGACCCAGATGTTGTAGTAGATGCAAATAATAACTCACAGGGAGTATCTACAACTACTAGAACCAATAGCGGAGTAACTACTAGTGTATATAATTGTACACTATTACTGTTTTCTGTTAGTTGGAATAGTACTCCTTCTAGTACTCCTAGCGGAATGTCAACTATAGCTGTATGGGATGGGTCTCACAGCGATCACTTTCAAGAGGGAGTCGCTAAAGGAGCTACTGGTACAAAGTCGTTAACCCAGTCAACTTCTAATGATTATGGTATGCAACTATTTGCTATTAAATCAAAATCTGATCCAGGCATGGCATACTTATTTAAGGGATAAATGTTATATTCATTAAACGGGCAGTACCCGACAGAAATACCTTTTAGAATAGTTTTAAGTGATGGGCGTACTAGAACAGATCCTAGTACTTTTACTGAGCAGGAGATCGCGGATGCAGGATACGTAGTAGTTCCAGAACCACCAACAAAAGGTCCGTATCAAAGGTTACTTTGGGATGGGACGGTTTGGAGTTTAGAGGAAACGAGAACTTTAGAGGAAGCAATATTAATAAAGTTAAATGAACTTAGCACTCTTCGCAAATCTAAAGAATTAGATTTTACATTTAATGGAGTAAAATTAGTTTTAAATGAACAAACCCAGGCGCGTATAAATGGCGCTGTTACAGGTTTTGCCTATAGACCAAATGATATAATATCCTGGGAAGTATCTAGAGGAATATTTGTAGACTTTAATAAAGTAGCTATGGAAGCTTTAGGAACTGCTGCTTGGGAACACATAAGAGAGTGTTACGTAATTGTAAAAAGTATAACTCAAAAAGTTAAAGCATGTACATCTCTTGCTGAAGTGGACCTTATTAACTTAGAAACTGAATGGCAAAATGGAAGTATCACGTAAAGATGTAATATTCGATAAAATTGTAGATTTTCAATACGATCCACGACGCTTTATAAAAGTGCCCGTGGATCGTTATTTATCTTTGCTAGGTATTAAAACATTATCTGCACAGAATGCTATTATCAACGCTGTAAATAATCCTAAGTATCGTTTTATAGTAGCAGCGGTATCTAGGCGATTGGGTAAGACATACATTGCTAATCTTATCGGACAAATGGTAACACTTATCCCCGGATCCCATGTGCTTATCATGAGTCCTAACTATCGTTTATCACAAATTTCATTTGATTTACAACGCAATCTCATTAAGCATTTTAACTTAGAGGTAGCAAAAGATAATGCTAAGGATAGTGTTATCGAACTAGAAAATGGCTCTACGATTCGTATGGGATCAGTAAACCAGGTAGATAGTGTTGTTGGTCGTTCCTACGACTTAATTATCTTTGATGAGGCAGCACTTACTGATGCTGGAGAAGAAGCTTTTAATATTGCTCTTCGACCAACTCTAGATAAGGAAAATAGTAAAGCACTTTTCATCTCTACTCCTAGGGGAAAAAATAACTGGTTCTCTAAATTTTATAATCGAGGATTTAGTGATGATTTTCCAGAATGGGTATCTATCCATGCCACGTATCTAGATAATCCGCGCGTCGATGCGCGAGATATTGAAGAAGCAAAGCGTACAATGTCTGACGCAGAATTTCGTCAGGAATATATGGCAGATTTCTCTACCTTTGAAGGACGTATTTGGGACTTTAACTTTGAAACTCAAGTACGAGATTTATCTAATCTAGACTTATCTAAAATGGATATTTTTGCAGGTATGGACGTTGGATATAAAGATCCAATGGCTTTCTGCGTATTTGCATATGAATACGATACTTCTAATTATTACGTAATTTCTGAGTATTATAGCTCAGAAAATACCACTAGTAAACATGCAAAGGCAGTTCAATACTATATTGATAAGTATAATATCGACTATATATTCATTGATAGCGCTGCCGCACAGTTTAGAGCAGATCTTGCCGCAGATTATGGAATATCAACAATTAATGCAAAGAAAAGTGTTCTAGATGGTATTGCACACGTAAGTGCCATAATTGAAAATAACCGTCTTTTCGTCGATCAGAAATGTATAGAAACTCTAAAATCCTTAGAAGGATACCAATGGGACAAGAATCCAACCTTGTTAAAAGAAAAGCCTTTGCATAACTGGGCATGTCATATGGCAGATGCTATAAGATATGGTTTGTATAGTTTTACAAATAATGCTTCTACTTTCTAGAAAAGGCCACATACCAAAAAATTTACTTGACAATGAAAGTAGTGTACAATATAATGTATATATGAAACGTGACTTAATAAAATATGTACGAGATGCTGCAAAATCAGCATATATAAAAGGTACTGAATGCATTATATGCGGCACTAAGGAAGGCCTAGATTTACATCACTTTGTTGGATTAACTGAGCTTTTTAACTTATGGTGCCGTAAAAATAATAAGCGTATAAATACCTTAGAAGATATTTTATTAATAAGAGAAGAATTTATAGCTGCACACCATAAGGAGCTCTACGAAGACGTAGTGACGCTGTGCAAAAAGCACCATGAGCATCTTCATGCCGTATTCGGCAAGGCGCCTGTGATAACTAGCGCAGCAGCACAAAGGAAATGGGTTAATGTCAATATGGACAAGAACAGCAGAAGCACTGGGGCTACGGCAAAAACTTAACCCCGGTCAACCTGTAATATACTTAAATCAAGGTACGAGTGTTTCCCCATTACCTAACGTCTATTGGGGATATTATGAAAATCTGGGAATAGTTAATCGAGGCGTAAATATGCTCGTAGATGCTGCTAGCCAGATAGATATTATAGTAGAAGAAGATGTTATTGCACAAGATTTTCCCCCCACTAAAGGAGTTCGTCGTAGTACTGTATCTAGACTGCTAAATAGCGAGGCTAATCCTTTTCAAGATATTTCTGCGTTTCGCAGATTAATTTTTACAGATCTACTAGTTGAAGGTAATGCCTTTATTTATTTCGATGGTGTTCATATCTACCATCTTCCAGCACATTTAGTCGAAATCCTCACAGATGAAAAACTCTATGTAGCTGGATACAAGATGCAAACTATAAAGTATACTCCAGAGGAGATTATACATATTAAAGATAACTCCATACGAGGAATTTATAGAGGTGCTTCTAGACTTAAATCTGCTGCTAATAACATGGATCTTCTTTATCGCATGTTAGCTTTTCAGACTAAGTTTTTTGAGAATGGAGCAGTTCCCGGTCTTATATTAAAGTCACCCAATACTCTTAGCGATAAAATAAAAGAACGTATGATTGAAGGCTGGTTGCGTGCTTATAGCCCGGATAATGGAGGTAAAAGACCCCTTATCTTAGATGGGGGTATGGAACTTGATCGTCTTACAAATTCAAGTTTTAAAGAGTTAGATTTTGAAAGTAGCATTAGAATTCAAGAAGAAGGCGTGTTAAAATCTTTAGGAGTTCCTCCTATATTACTTAATGGTGGAAACAACGCAAATATTAGGCCTAATCAACGATTGTTTTATATTGAAACAGTAATACCTTTAGTAGATAAACTACTCAAAGCAGCGGAACGATTCTTCGGATATAAACTAATCCCAGACAATGATATTCCAGGATTACAGCCTGAACTACAAGAACAAGCCGCTTTCTATAGCACTTTAGTTAATACTGGCATTATTACAGTTAATGAAGCACGTAAGGGTCTGGCCTATCCAGTACTACCAGAAGAAGATAATTTACGTATACCACAAAATATTGCGGGATCTGCGGTCAACCCTAGTGTTGGCGGTCGGCCCCCAGAAGGATAAAATGAGTAGAAACACTTTTTTTGCGAATCAATTGGCTAATTACTTCATGGAGAAAAATATTAATCCTAAAGAAATAAATCAAGTTGAATATGCAAAATTAAATCCACCCTTTCGCGCACCATTAGTTACTATGCACTTTGGAACTTGGAGACGAGCAATGTCCATTGTTGAATCAACAATGAAAAAACTCGAAGTAAAAGAACCTCCTGCAAAGAAACCAGCGCCTAAGGTTGCAAAACAGGAAAGTAATGGCGAGGTATAGAGGACAAAATATTAATTTAGTACCTACGGATGGAATGAAAGCTGAGGCAGAACGCGCTTTAGCTTGGAAAGAAGAAGGTAAGAGTGGTGGAACCCGAGTAGGATTAGCCCGCGCTCACCAACTTAAGAATAAAACAGAACTATCTCCCAGCACTGTTCGACGGATGTATTCTTTCTTTAGTAGACATGAAGTTGATAAACAGGCGCAAGGATTTAGTCCCGGTGAAGAAGGTTATCCATCTCCTG